AGACTACCTCGACCCGCTGCCAGCGTGGAATTACCTTGACTATTTGCTTGTCTACCAAATGCGATCCCGCCAGCGTTTGCTGTACATGATGCGTCTATACCAATTGCTAGGGCTTCATCTAGACTTCCAGTTGATGCTCCAGAACCAATTACGATACCAGAACCAGAACTATTTGTTGCGTCGTTTCCAAGTACTACAGCGGAACCTTTACCACTTGTAGCGTTTCTACCCATAATAGTACTATACTCTCCACCTGTATGTGAAGCGTTAAAACCAATTACTACGTTTTTACCATACGTAGCATCTACTTTAGATTCTGCTTCAGCACCTAATACGATATCTGAATTACCTTGTGCGTTTGCTGCTACTGTAGTTAAAGTACTTGCTGATTCCATTGAGTCAGTTGCTGTACCAGATACTAATCCAGCACCACCACCGCCACCTGCAGCGTCAATAGTAATGTTGTTACTACCATCATCTGTTAAGGTAACGTTTGTTCCTGCTACAATTTTTACAGTATCTGTAGTTGCATCACTACCTGTTAGTGTTACATCTACATCAGTACCTGATTGAGCACTTGCTAAATCATAAGTAGTATCAGAACCAGCTGGTAGGCCGCTCACAGTACTACCTGTGAAGTCTACAGTACCACTAACAAAGTTAGTAGCTGTATTACTCATCTCAATATTAGTAGCGTTACCAGCGCCATCTGTGATAGCTTTGGCAGTACCACCAATTGCACCATTGTCATCTGTTTTTAACAGACTTTGGTACGTGTTATTTATCTGCTGTCCAGTTAAATTTGCCATAATTTATTTATTCTCGTTTTTTAATTTTTATGTTAGGGACCAAGTTCTTATCTCAGCTTCCCAATTATTTGTGTTTGTGTTCCATACGAATGGTACTCCTGGTCCTCCACCGTTACAAGCATCATCAGCAATTGCATACCACCATGAACCGTTAACCGGTTGAGCTATGCTATAATAATTAGCTAATGCTATTGTCCAACTAGCGTTTACAGGTGTTGTAATACCTAAGTAGTTACAATAAGCCTGTACCCAACTACCATTCACAGGTTCAGTTATACTATAATGTAGACAGAGTGCTGACATCCAACTACCTCCGTTAGGATATGTTACCGCATTATTAGTAATACATTGTACATAATCTCTAATTGCTAAGTTTATATTCATATTATTGTCTTAATTTTGCGATCGCATCTATTGCTCCCTGTGTGCCGATATAAACTGCCGCTATAGTTACCCAATCAGAACTCGTTAAAGTTGCAGAGAACAACCCTACGGACGCCACAACGAACACCATAAGCTTTCTACTTACGTATTTGTTTAGTGTTTTGTCTATTGCCTGTTTCATTAAAGTATACTTTTAATTTTTTAATATTTTGTTTAGTACTTTTGGTTACAGCCGCCACAGTCTGGGTCGCCGTCACATCCGCAATCCGCGTAAATCCATAGATCATCTCGTCTTCTCGGTATATTTGTTTGCAACCCGCTAAAATATGGGCTACGTCTATTTGGTGTCATGCCATCCATTGGTGTTGGATTTTGATATAATGGGAACATATTTGGGTTTTGTCTTAAAAACTCTACCATTCTATTACTATAGAACTGTCCCATATCCAATGCTTGTGTTCTAAGATACTTCATCTCATCTAGTGTAGTTGCACCTGTTTCTTCACTAGTACCATTTAAGATACCTTTTTCTACCATTTTATACTTTAAGTTAGGTAGTAAGTAATATAAAGCGTATTGAATTAGCGTAGGACCTACATAATCTTTTAAAAATGCAGCTTCATCAGTATTTAAGTCATTATTAACAACTCCTTCTTTAAGTCTATTGTAAAAAGAAGTACCAAGTACGTCTTGGATTGTGGAGTCCTGTGCAACAAGTATAGACGGTGTAAGTACATCAATACGTATATTGTTGTCCAACGCTGTCCATTGCTTCATTCTCTGCTCGCTAACTAATAATACTGTTTCCATTATAGTGATTCTATGTTTTCTTGTGGTACTGTATCTTCGATTTCTGCTTCAGGTACTAATTTGTTAGGTCTAACTTTAAGAGCTATATTGTAACCTGCTAATCTTAATAGGTAACCAAAAGTGCTTAATATCTTTTTTCTTTTAGGTTCTACTACTGTTCCTTCAAAGTGTGCGTATGATACTCTAATCTCTTCCGCGTTAGAGCTAAATCCAGCGCTATCCTTGACACCAAGTAACAAAGGACTAGTTATCCGGTGACTAGTGAGTATCGCGCTTGAAATGCGCTCTTGTAACGTAATATAATAGGTATCATTTGCCGACTCAATAGGTGTAACTTGTAATTCTTTTCCGGCTTCCGAAAACGCAAGGAAAAAACGCCCGGCATTTTCAGTTCCTGTAAAGCTTTTCTCGATTTCTTTGTATACATTTCTTCTTTCTTCATCCGTTGGCGTGCCATTTCTGAACTGCACAAACATGCTGGGTGCCAATCCGTTAGCGATATTGTTCGCGTGGAATCGACTGACTTGAGCGTCGAGTGAAATATCCGACATAGCCGCGACATACCCTGGAAGCGGGTAAACCTCATTTCCTGGTGTGTAACCATAACAGTAGTAAATTTGTGACGCATTGTCACCTTTATTATCTGTAGCATCAAATGCTCTATAAGTATCGTATGGATATTTTCTTAGGTTACTCCAATCAGATGAAAACATGTATTCTTTTACTTTATCTTCTTCATCTGGTTTACCTGATCTTACATTAGCAAAAGGTAAATGATACATCTCTGAAATTTTAGATCTATCCTTAGACCATACAATATTAACAGCGTAACCGCCATATAATACATAATCTAAAGAAATCTTTTCATATATTTCATCAATTGTTTCGCCTTTTGTGTTAATGTATTCATTGCCAATTTGCTCGATACCATCACCCACAATACCAGCTGTAATAGCGTCAACGCAAGTATGATGCATGGCAGAAGTGTCATATAATTCGATTAATGTTTGTGGAAATAGGTTTTTGCCGCCGAAGTACATAAAGTCTTTACCTCGTACTTCGTGGATGTCTGGTAATTCAATAGCATTAAACTGTGCTCCTGCGACTGAATAAAATCCTTCTGGTGTTGTTCTCATATTCTTATTTAATAATTAGGTCTATAAAATACATCAGCAACTCTTTCTTCAGTTGCAGCTGTACTAGTAAAGTTAGTTATACCTAAGCCTCCTCCTGGTTCTGTAATTATTTTAACTAATCCAGCTTCTACAGTGGTAGCGTTTAAGACTAACCTCCAGTTATATATCCCGTTTTTATGTTCATCGCCAAACCCAGTTGGGAATGTCATTTCTAATTTGCTGTATCTATTATTTGTAACAAGAATAGTTACTGGCATAGTAATAGATTGATGACTGTATTGTGAAACCAACACAAAGTCATAATTACCCGCCATATTAGGTATATTTACAGAAAATTGTCGTGTTAATAGTAATTCAGGTACTAATATTGTCATTAACTATGATATTTTTAGCTTTATATATATAAATATAGAAACGTAGGAAACTGACATGGCGTATAAATTAGAAGAAGTAGAGTATGGTGAATTTAAAAATGATAAATGGAAAGTACTAAATGGACTAGATTCTATTAGTAAAACTCTATTTAGAATTACAAAAGAGATAGACTGGGATGGATATCAACTCTGGATTCATGGTAGTATACTAAGTAATGTTAATACTTTTGATATTGACTTAACTATTCTAGGTCCTATGAATACTGAACGCATTATGCATCTACTACGTGAAGTTAATAAGATAGGATTTGAAGAGCAACAGTTTACAGATGTAAAATATAATATTACAAATGATCTGTATGATATTAATAAAGACGATGCTAAAAAGTTTTTATATGCTTGTTATTCTGATATATTAACTATTAACGGCGAGCCATACCAAGATGCTAAGCCAGTAAAAGATCTATACCTCAAAGAGCTTAGCTTTCCAATGAGTAAAACACTTCACGCTATACAAGAAGGTATAAGATACGAATCACCTAAGCAATTAGTATAAAAAAAGGGCCCCATTGGGACCCTTCTTTATTTTTATAGTTTACTAAGTATTATTCTACTATTGAAGAATCTACTGTAAACATAGGCTTTGGCTCTAAACCACCTAAAACAATTTCGTAACCATTTCTATCGGCCATCGTCGTACCTGAAGTTGCACTTGCAGATATTAAAAATGAACCATTTTCTATTCCAATTGACCAGTAAGAACCGTTACCATCTTTAGCAACAACTACCATTGTAGTAGCTTGTGCCATAAGTAGTAATTCGTTTCTTTTGTCTGCAGTCATACGATTAAATATCGCTGTCAGTTGCTGATCAAAATATAAAGTACCTGCTTCTTGAGAAACAGTAGTATTTTCCGTGATACTTGATACTTGTCTTGGAGTTTCGAATACGAAAAAATCAGATGGAGTTAGTGCAGCACCGCCTACTGTAATTGCAGTTATGTTACCTGCAGTTTCAGTGATTGATTGAACGGGTCCGTTAGCGATGAAGATCTTTTCGACTCCACCCATGCTATCATTACATAGATCTAACATGCCGTTATTTATTGCTGAACAACTCATATATTATTGATTTTTTTTAGTTAATTAATTGTTTGGCTTATGCCATATCATTTGTTGCGAAAAGGTTAACTTCTCCAACTCCTACACCCATTCTAAACGCGCTTCTGAATTTTACTATATCCTCTGCTTCTGAGTAGAAGAATCTAAAATTATCTAGCTCATCAGTTAAACCTGTTGCAGCTAAGATCATTTTACCTGGACCAGCAAATTTGTAATCAGATCCAACTAAACCTGAACTCTTGATTACTTTAGCGTTTGTACCTGGTAACTCGATAATTTCATTTCCTGATACTGAATCAAAATGGTATAAGTTAGAAGCAACTAATCCTCTAGCTAGTGCACGGTATGAATCCGGTGCAACTACCATAATGATATCGTCTCTGTCTTTTACAGACTCGTCGATTGCATCATATAAATCTAAAGCCTGTTCAACTGCATTTTGTGCCGTCCATTGTGCTGGAGTACCACCTTGTAAGTTAGCTCCGTTAGCAGAAGTAATCTGTCCTTTAAGACCTAATGTAGTGTTGAATCCGTTGATTAAGAAACCTTCTAAATATTTAGTTAATTTGTCTGCGTAAGCTTGAGAAATAACTTCTTCAAAAGGAATGAAGTCGTTTCCAGTGCCTGCGTTCATAAACGCACTTTGATACGTAGATCTAAGCTCCTCAACGCAAAGTTCTGATTTACTCTGAAGAGACTCGATTGTTACAGGTACCTGAGTATAAACTACTGTGTTACCGTCTGTGTTGTCCCATCCACATGTAAGTGATGTTACTGGAAGATTCGCCTCGACTAAATTTATGTTTACCACGCCCGAGGTAAATCCTGAACGCAAGTCTACAAAGTCAAGTAAATCTGTTTTTAGTACTGCCTTTGAAATTAAGTCAAGCGAAAGGGAATCCGTATACGCTGGAAGGGCAGAAATGTCAAATCCGTATGCCATAATATTAAATTTTTGTTTTTGTTTTTTGTTTATTTGTTTTGTCTTAATGCTCTTAAAGCATCCATTCTTTTTGCTAGTTTTTCGTCTGCGATTAATTTGTTTTCGCTAAACGTATTTCTAACTGGTTTTGCTGCAGGTTCATCTGCAATTACTTGAAACTTAGCTTTAAGTTCCGTTACTTCTTCAGTTAATGCTGCAATCTCTTCGGTAAAAGGGGCAATCATTTCAGCGATACCTGATAACAACTCTTCAGTTGCTGGTACAGCTGCGTCAGAAACTGGAGCTTCTACTACTACCTCTTCCATTACCTCTTCGATAACTTCTTCAGGTTTAGCGTCTTCTGCTTCAACTTCTGAGATTTCCATAATCTCACCATTAGGACCAACACCAATTAACTTGCCGTCTACTGTTTCGTGAATTCCTTCGCTAGCAAAAGGTGATTCTTCACCTTCAGCAACTCTTACGAGTAATACTGCGCCAACTTGTAATTCACCATCAGTATAAACAATCGTACCATCTACTAATTCTGCTTCTGCAAATTTAGCTTCAGTTACAACCGCTGAGTCAGTTGCGAGCATTACTCTCAACTTCTTAACCATGTCGTTTACTGTCATAATAATAGTTTTTTTAGTTAAATCTACCTAGGGTAGACATTATTAAATATATTTATCTCGCGCACTGACAAAAGTTAACCAGGCAAAGTTTTTGCAAAATAATTGCCGAAATATTTTTTTATGTCAAATATTTTTCTTATATTAGTACTGTAATTATTGGTCAAGGCAATATTGCCACAACTTAAAAATAATTGAAACAATAACCAATAACCTACTATAACTAATATAAATTAATAAATTAAATAACATGAAAAATCAAAAAACGATGACAAAAAAAGAAAAAGCTGCAAAGAAAGCAGAAGCTTTAAAATTCACAACGTATGACTACGCTCAAGCTAGAGTAGAAATGCAAACGGCACTGGATCAGATGGATAAAAAAGACCATCAAGAGTACTATAACAAAA